GCAGATACTTTTGCCAATGATATTATAGCTGATTCTATTTGTGTAGAAATCAGAGTATATAACTAATACATGAAAAAAGTAATAGGAAAGAAAGCAGATACATCTCATATTTCTAAAACCCCAATGGGTGGTAAAAAAACTATGCGTGCTGCTAATTCTATTATGGGTAAAGAAAAACCTATGAATAAAACTAAAAATAAATAATTATGAAAAAAGTAATAGAAAAAAAGACAAAAGAAAAGTATGCTTCTAAAGCAGCAATGAAAAAGCACGAAAAAGTAGAATCAAAAGCGGAGCAAAAAAAGGAATACGGTAAAGTTAAAAGAACTCCTCCTGCTAAAATGAAAAAATGCTAGTATGGCATTTAAAATGAAAGGTCCACCATACGCTTTAAATAACACTCCAATCTACAGTACAGATATGGAAGATGATGTTCTTGGTATGGCACAATCAAATGGTACAATACTTGTTAATCAGAATGTATCGCCATTAGAACTAAAAAAAAATAAAACAATAGAACACGAAATGGTTCATATTGATCAAATGAAACGTGGTGACTTAGGCTATGATGACACACACGTAACCTGGAAAGGTAAGAAATATTCAAGAGCCACTATGGACGAAGGAGCTAAGAATTTACCCTGGGAAAAAGAAGCGTATAAAAAACAAAACTCTTGTAAGTTAAAAAAGAGATAATATATGTAATAATAATAATATATAACTTTAATCAAAGATATTATGAAAAAATTATTTTTATTATCCGGTTTATTTTTTATGTTCTCTTTTGCTAACGCTCAAAAAATGAGTAATGATTTTTTAGAAGGACAATGGACTTCTAATGGGGAAGGTACTGAAATATGGTTTAATGTTTCAGACAGTAATGAATTAACAATAATAGAAGTTTCATCTTATACAGGTGATCCTTTAACTGTTTTAGAGCACAAGATAGTAGGCAATACGTTTTATTTAAAGACTGTATTTGAACAACTAAAATTTGAATCAACGTCAAAATTTACTATTATAAATAAAAATACTATGGCTTTGGATGTCACAAGTGACTACCCGGGCGTGTTGATATATAAAAGAGTAAATAATAAAAATTAAACAAACAAAAAAAATGGCAACAAAAAAAATGGCTGTAAAAAAAATGGCAGCAAAAAAAATGATAGCAAAAAAGCTTGCTGTATCAGCTAAAAAAGCTTCCCCTGTAAAGCAAGCGTTGCCGGCAGGCGCGGAAATAACCGGGAAATACAACGAGAGAGTAAAAAGAGGCAAAGAAAATTTATCCAATATGGGTTCAAAGGTTGGAAGCGAAGCTGGAGTATCAGTTGGAAAAAATTTACAAGCAACAGCTAAGCCATTTGCTCGGGAATATGTTACAGAAGGAAACTACACTAGCGTCTATGGAACAAGCGATGAAGGTAAAAAACAACGTTTATTTAGAGGTCAAACTGGAATGGGTGTTACCGATAAATTTATAGAAGAAAGTAAGAAAAAAGAAACGGAAGTAAATTCGAGAAGAAATAAAAACGAAAATGTTTACAATGCAATGCAAGGTCCCGTGTCAAACTTATCTAATCCACAAGTATTAGCGTCAGCTGTAAAGCTTGGCAATGTTAAGGTAAACCCAAGAACCGGTCAAACTCCTGCTAAAATGATAGTAAAAAAGAAAACTTCCCCGGTTAAACAAACAAAGCCAATGGATAAAAAAGTAATAGCTAAAGAAAATACAAAGACAGGGGAATATAAAAAAACTATTACTCCTGCTAAAATGAAAAAATGCTAAATGAAAAATCTATCAACAACAGGTTATAAAAGAAATAGCCCTGATAAAGATAGACCTTATAATGTAATACCTAGTGGGGAGATCACAATGAAAAACGTTGATTTCCCTGTCTACGGCATAGATAACAAAGGCAACTCTAAAGTTATGCAACCTGGTAAAGATTATAATTTTCCAGGAGATACAGTTTTAGAAGTGCCATTAAGAAAAAGTAAAAAAGGAATATATAATAGAATGTTTAAAAAATAATCAAATTAAATAAAAATGGAAAACAAAGTTACAAAGGAACAATTAGACAAGATTACAGATCAACAGAAAGCATTAAATATGATGCTATCTAACATTGGCGTGCTAGAATCTCAGAAGCACGCGTTATTACATCAAATTGCTGAAGTTAATAAAGAAATTGAAGAAACTAAAGTTGAACTTGAGAATGAGTATGGTGCTATAAACATTAATCTTGAGGACGGTTCATATACCGAAATTGAGAAAAAAGATGAATAATTGTGGACCAAGTTATAAGAAAAATAAGTATTGGAGCGGATTATAAAGATAATGCAATGCATTATTCAGTAGGACAAATAGTATATGGGGGTCATGAGATTTCCCATATATTATTTGAGCCAGCTGATAGTTCTTATAGTATACATATAAAGAAAAATGAAGAGGTAATGCCATGGAAAAAGTTTAACATTAATATGGCAGTTGCAATTGAATATGATTTAGAGTACTAATGAGAAGTGTATTTAGTTATTTAGTAAGACCAATAGGAGACCGATATGATAATAAGGTTGCTGTTGGAGATAAAGAGTTAATACTTAACACATCGATTGAAAGCTTTAAATCCGTAAACAATTTAGCAGAAGTCGTGGCTGTTCCATTAGCAATAGAGAATGCCAACATAAAAGTAGGTGATCTAGTAATTATACATCATAATGTATTTAGAAGATTTTATGATATTAGAGGAAAGCAAAAGAATAGCCGTGCATATCTTATGGAGGATCTATACTTTTGTGAATTGGATCAAATATATTTATATAAGCAAGGTGGCAAATGGAATACTGTTGGTGACCGGTGCTTTGTAAAACCATTAAAGAATATAGATCATTTTAAGCTAGATAAAGAACAAAGACTTATTGGAATACTAAAATATGACAATAGCTCTTTAAATGAGCTTAAAATCAATCGTGGAGACTTAGTAGGATATAAACCTTATGGTGAATATGACTTTAATGTTGATGGCGAAAGATTATATTGTATGAAATCAAATGATATTGTAATTAAATATGAATACAAAGGAAACGAAGCAGAGTATAATCCAAGCTGGGCGAAAAGCAGTTGAGGAATTAATTAAGGTTGCAGAGGAAGCTATTATTGGTAGTGATGATGATTTAAGTGCCGATAGATTAAAGAACGCGGCTGCTACAAAGAAACTAGCAATATTTGATGCTTTTGAAATTCTAAACAGAATAGACGAAGAAGAAAAAATGCTTGAAGATAATGGCACTGACGATACACCGGCAAAACAATTTAAAGGATTTGCAGAAGGGAGATCTAGGTAATGTATAATCAAGAACTATATTCCGTATTAAATGGCTATATAAAACCTACAGTTATTAAAAGAAACAATAGGTTGAAAAAATGGCATTATGGTTACAACAAAGAATACGATGTTGTAGTTATAAGCAAAACTGGTATGATAGATGAGATATATGAAGTACAAGGTTTAAAAATAGCTTTGCCATTAATAGATAACGCCTATCAAAGATCAAAGATAAAAGAGGAACAATATTGGAGACAATTTGAAATTCCAAAAGAAATAATAAAAATAAAAAGTGTATTTGAATGGAACAAAAATTCTGATGCATTTAAAGATAAGTGGTACAATTATATAGATAATGAGTTTAAATATCGAGAAGAAGGATTCTCATTCTATAACAATGGTAAACCAACATATATAACAGGTACACACTATATGTACCTACAATGGAGTAAGATAGATATTGGTGCTCCTGATTTTAGAGAATCAAACAGGCTATTCTTCATATTTTGGGAAGCCTGCAAAGCAGATTCAAGGAGTTATGGTATGTGCTATTTAAAAAACAGACGTTCTGGATTTTCATTTATGTCGTCTGCTGAAACTGTAAATCAAGCCACCATAACAAGTGATGCCAGATTTGGTATACTATCAAAGTCAGGGGCTGATGCCAAAAAAATGTTTACAGACAAAGTGGTACCTATATCTGTTAACTATCCTTTTTTCTTCAAACCCATACAAGACGGTATGGATAGACCTAAAACAGAATTATCATATAGGGTTCCTGCTTCTAAGTTTACAAGAAAGAAATTAGAT